TTGACTAGAGGACTACGCTCCATACTCGCAGGCGAGCCGCTACCGCGGATAGCTCGCAGGCGTAGTTTGGTGCTTTTGGCCGGGCTATTGCTATTTAGCAATATGCCTGCATCTCAAGCTATAAGCACACAAAGAGATAAAGAAAACTACAAACTATACGCTCATATAAAGCTACTCAATGCTAAGCAATATAGATGCCTCGAGCTATTGTGGAATAAAGAGTCTCGGTGGGATCCACGTGCAGATAACCCTAAGAGCTCTGCATATGGCATACCTCAACTACTTAAGATGAAAGAGTTAGATCCGTTTAAGCAGATAGATCTAGGACTTAAGTACATAAGCAAGCGGCACTCCACTCCATGCAAGGCGCTCGATTACCATAATCGTAAAGGCCACTATTAATGGTTAGAGGTAGACAGGATCCACGCGTAAGCCAAAAATACAAGAAAGCCCGGTTAGTCGTACTAGCTAGGGATGGATACACGTGCGCCTATTGTGGGCAAGATGCTACGACGGTGGATCATATACAAAGTATCAAGTCCGGCGGTGATCCGATTAGTTTGGAAAATATGATCGCGTGCTGCGCTCGATGCAATAGTGCCAAGGGATCACGCTCACAAGGCGTTTTTTTAGCACGCAATTCTACCCCCCCTGCCTTTCCAAGCAATATCTCCCCGAGGACCACTAGTACGGTCCTAGCCGGTCCGTGCACGGGCCAACCCGAGCAGGATTGATAGGACTATGGACAATATGAAACCGCCCCGTAAGGGGGCTACTGAGCCTCGCCTACATAGTCCCTACATCGAGGGCAAAAATCGCGGCGATGAGGTAGCGCAGCTAGCAGACTCGATCGGCCTACCCCTTTTGCCGTGGCAGGATTTTGTAATTCGTGACATGACCTCAGTAGACGAAGAAGGTATGTTTATTAGGAAAACTAATCTTGTACTTTGTGCGAGGCAACAGGGTAAGACTCATCTCGCGCGTATGATGATGCTGGCACACCTGTATTTATTCGACTCTAAAAATGTAATTATTATGAGCTCTAATAGATCGATGGCCTTGGACACCTTTAGGCAAGTGGCCTACGCGATCGAGGGTAATGACGGGCTAAGCAAGGCCGTTAAACAGATCCGGTTTGCTAACGGTACCGAAAGTATTGAGATGAAAAACGGCGCTCGCCTAGATGTAGTCGCAGCTACTCGCGACGGTAGCCGCGGCCGTACGGCGGACCTACTCTACATCGATGAGGTACGAGAGATATCCGAGGAGGGTTTTAGGGCTGCAACGCCTACAACTCGTGCCCGGGCCAATGCTCAAACCTTGCTTACCTCAAATGCCGGCGATGCTTTTAGTACGGTGCTTAATGATCTACGCGAGAGGGCTCTTAGTTTTCCGCCTAAAACGTTTGGCTATTACGAATACTCAGCTCCTCAGTTTGCAGCTATTACCGATCGCGATGCGTGGGCCATGGCTAACCCGGCGCTCGGCTACACCGTTACCGAGGAAGCACTCGAGGAGGCGGTAGCTACTCAGCCGGTGGAAACGACTAAGACCGAGCTCTTATGCCAATGGATCTCGTCTACGGCGAGCCCGTGGCCTCATATGTCGGTAGAAAATGCAGGCGACAAGGATCTAAAATTGTCACCGGGACCCCTTACTATTTTTGCCTTTGATGTTGCACCGTCGAGGCGCGATGGGTCGCTCGTAATGGGCCAAGTCCTAGCCGATGGCCGCATAGGCGTAGCCGTGCTTGAGGTATTTCACTCGGACGTATCTATCGACGAGCTATTTATGGCAGACCATATAGCTAAATGGTGTAAAGATTATTACCCTCGGACCGTTTGCTACGACAAGTACACCACGGCCTCAATAGCCAAGCGCCTCGAAATTAACGGCGTACACATCACCGACATATCCGGGCAAAAAGGGTACCAAGCCTCGGGAGACTTATACGAAGCTCTAGCTAATAATCGTTTAGTGCACTCGGGCCAAGATTTACTCGTTACTCATTTTGCTAATTGTGCGGCTAAAGAGTCCGATAGCTCGTGGCGTATCGTACGGAGAAAATCGGCAGGGCCGGTAGATATTGCGATCGGCGTATCGATGGTCGTCCATATTCTTAATCAGCCAATGGGAGAGGCTAAGGTTTACATCTAAGACACGCCGGCAAAAAACGGATTTATGCTTGACATTTTGAGAAAATCCTACCTATGGGATTACTCCAAACTCTAGGGCTTAAGAGCTCCGATAAACCTCAGGTAGAGGCTCAGTATGCACCTGCCGTAATGGATACTACTTACGGTTATGGATCTTTTAATACGGGCAATTTTGGATATAACGGCGTAGGTATCGATCGTAATTTTGCGTTACAAGTTTCGAGCGTTGCACGCTGCCGTAATTTAATCGCCGGAGTTATTAGCTCTATTGATTTATCTCTATACAAAAAATCTACCGGCGAAAAGTTAGGCTCTCCCGTTTGGTTAGAGCAGCCGGATATCCGACAACCTCGCAGCGTTACTATTGCTGCAACCGTCGATAGTTTAATTTTTTACTCGGTCGCATATTGGCGCGTTACATCTTTGTATGCGGACGATGGCAGGCCGAGCGGTTTTGAGTGGGTCGCTAATAATCGCGTTACATATACGACTAATCAATACGGTACAGAGATACAAGATTATTTTGTAGACGGTAATAAAGTACCTATGGGCGGTATTGGATCTTTACTTACTTTCCAATCGTTATTACCTGGTGTATTACAAAGCGCTAGTACGACTATTAAAGCTGCATACGATGTACAACGTGCGGCGGCTATTAGTGCAGCTACACCGATGCCTACAGGTATCTTAAAAAACAACGGTGCAGATTTACCGGAGTCACAAATACAAGGACTACTAGCAGCTTTTAAGAGCGCTAGACAAAATCGTAGCACCGCATATTTAACGAGCACTCTCGAGTATGTCCCTACATCTTTCTCACCTAAGGACATGGCCTACGCGGAATTTTCTCAGTACCTCGCTACCGAGATTAGCCGCGCGATGAACGTACCGGCGTATCTAATTAGCGCGGACATGAATAACTCCATGACGTACCAAAATATTTTAGACGGTCGTAAAGAATTTGTAGCGTATTCGTTGCAGCCTTACATTTCAGCTATTGAGGATCGCCTCAGTATGAACGACGTAACAAACGGAGCCAATCAAGTGCGTTTTGCGGTAGACGACACATTTTTACGAGTCGATGCTAAGGATCGCTTAGACATCATCGAGAAAATGTTAAATCTAGATTTAATCGATGTAAACCAAGCTCGCTCGATGGAGCAACTAACACCGCTAGGAGATACAAGTGCTACTAACGTTTAGCCAAGAGATACAAGCCGCAGATACCGAGCGCCGGATGATATCCGGACTCGTTGCACCTTATGGCGAGGTCGGTTTTACAAGTGCAGGCCCGGTTATGTTTGAGCGCGGCTCGATCACATATGGTGAGGCATCAAATATAAAATTACTAATGCAGCATCAAGCCGATAAACCGGTAGGTCGCGCCGTCTCGTTTAGTGACTCAACCGAAGGCGTGTACGGATCCTTTCGTTTGAGTATGAGCACTCGGGGACAAGATGCTCTTACTCTCGCGCAGGAAAACCTAGTAAGCGGCTTATCCGTAGGGGTGGATGTAACCGCCTCTAAGCCGATGGGTGATTACCTGCTAGTTACGGCGGCGGTCCTCAAAGAGGTAAGCCTCGTAGAGAGTGCGGCCTTTTCTAGCGCCTCCGTTACTGATATTGCAGCCGCTCGAGCAGCGCTTGAGGCAGCTACAAGTACAAAAGAAAAAACTACAACTATCTCTACGACAATCGTAGAGGTCGAAACAGAAACCGAAAGCGAGGAAGCTGTGACTACAGCCCCTGAAAATACACCGGAGGATACTCCGGTAGATGCACCGGCAGAGGCTGAAAAAGTCGAAGCCGCTCGAAAGATCATCCGACCATCAGTACTAGACTCTCAGCGAGTACGTACACCTATTACATCTATGGGCGCTTACACAGAGCACAAGATTAAGGCAGCTCTAGGTAACGATGACTCAAAACTTTATGTAACCGCAGCAGATGATAGCTTCGCTACTAACCCTGCATTTTCACCTACTCAGTACTTAGCAGAATTTCCTACTAACACTCGCTTCGGTACACCTGCTATCGATGCTTGCTCACGTGGAGTATTGCCTACTAACGGTATGACGATCAACGTACCTTCACTCGTTACCTCAGCCGGCGGCGGTACAGGCGTAGCACCTGTCGTAACGGTAGAGGCCGAAGCCGGAGCGGTACAAAATACCGGGATGGAAACGGCATACCTAACAGGTACCGTATCTAAGTACGCCGGCATGAATACGATCAGCGTAGAATTGTTAGAGCGCTCAGATCCTAATTTCTATGCAGAGCTAACAAATCAGCTACAAAACGCGTATCTAAAGACTCTCGATACGACAGTACTAGCAGCTCTTATCTCAGCTGGTCAGTACAGCTCAGGATGCGATGCAGACTCAGCAGGTATTATCGAGTTTGCTTCAGACTCAGCTCGTAAGGTTTACGAAGCTACAGGTTATTTTGCTAATAACTACATCGCCAATGGATCACAATGGCAGCTGCTAATGCAAGCTACAGATACTACCGGGCGACCAATCTACTCAGCATCTCAGCCAATGAACGCAGGCGGTCTAGTGCAGCCGGGATCTATTCGAGGCAACGTACTCGGACTCGATCTCTATGTAGATAAAAACTTTACCGCTACTACAACGATCGACGACTCAGCCGTAATCCTTGCACCTGAGGCCTTTACGGTTTACCAATCACCTACGGCGTATATGTCAGTAAATGTAGTATCAAACCTACAAGTACAAGTAGCTATTTACGGCTACATGGCAACTATCGCAAAAATGCCTAAGGGTATTGTTAAGTTTAACCTTAACTAAATAAACCACTAATAGTCGGTAGGGCTCTTAGCCCTTTGAGCCCTACCGGCCCTAGTAAGTAAGGAGACTAAGATGCCTGCAACGTACGTAACCGAAGCCGAGCTACGCGCTAACCTCGGCATCGAAAACCTTTACTCGTCCGATATTGTCGAAACGTGTTGCCAAACGGCTCAAGATTTACTTAATCAATTTTTATGGTTTGACTCAGCTCCGGTCGTAGGCACGGCGTTACAAAATAACGTAGCTACGGTAATGATCGCTAACCCTGCAATATTTAGCACCGGAGACTCCATAACCTTGAGTGGGTGCGGCTCAACTTATAACGGCACTTATACAGTTACCGGCACGATCCCGTGGACCGCCGGCACTACTACGCAATTTCCATCCATAGCATTTAATAACATGGCTTTTAATTGGCCTAATGGTTATAGCTTTATACAGTTTGCTAAAATCGCAGCTAACGCGAATTTTACGCGAGTACTCCCTTACGGCTCAGCCGTAGGAGCAGATACAAAAACAAATAGTTACGCGACTACGCCGGCCGTACGCGAAGCCGCGATGATCCTAGCCGTAGACATTTTTCAGGCCCGGCAGGTTAGCCAAACCGGCGGCGTATCCATCGATGGATTTAGCCCGAGCCCTTACCGTATGGGTAATAGCATGATCGGTAAGATCCGAGGACTTATTGCCGGTTATACAAACCCTAATGCGATGGTCGGATAATGCCGGTACCTATTACTACTTTACGTGCCTCACTAGCTGCGGCCCTTGCTAATGCAAACGTTTGGAATACCTATAGTTTTCCACCTGCAACCATCACCGCTAATAGTGTGATCGTGGCACCGGCAGATCCTTACATAACACCGACTAATAACGATTATGCAAACATTTCGCCTATGGCGACTTTTAAGATTATTTGTACCGTGCCTATGTACGACAACCAAGGCAATTTACAAGGTATCGAGTCGCTTGTATGCGCCGTATTCCAAAAGTTAGCAGCCTCGCCTATCGTTATGAATATTGGGGCCGTAAGTGCTCCGAGCGTACTCAGCGTACAAAGCGGAGATTTACTAACGACCGACATCACTATCTCAATACTAACCGAGTGGAGTTAAGCATGAGCCTAACCGATGAAGATATCGCCTTTCTTATTAAGATAGGGCAGATCACCGAAGCACCAAAAAAAGAAACAAAAACACATACACCTACTACAGAGAAAAGCGAGGAATAGGCGATGGCCGTATTTCTATCAAACGGAGTAGTCGTAACGC